TAATGTTCCCGTTGCAGCTGTTGAAGATGAAGAACATAAAGGAATAGACAAAATGTCTGGTTATGTATTTATGTTAGTAGACAGCATGAAGGTTCGTAAAGAACTATGGGAAGCAATCAAAAAGAATAAAGAGATAGTTCATTGTTGGGAAAGCCGTTTAGGCTCTGACCAAGCTAGAGTATATTCACTTGATATGAGTGAAAAAGATTTTAGTAAATATGAACAAGATTTCTATGGCGATGATGAAGCAGAAGTATCAGCATGTGGTACATCTATCACAGTATTGCCAGTAGTATTACAAACAGCTTCATTAATGGTTGTTCAATTTATCAACTTAGTTATGGAGCGTGTTGGAACTTATTACTTCAAAACAATCTTTGATAATACTTATAATAAGTATGAGGAAGCATTTGAAGTAAGTGAAGTAGTTGAAAATGTAGTTCCAGCTGTTGACCAAGATGATTTATTTTAGTTAACAGAAACTTAGAAATACTTCACAAAAACTAATATAATTTGATATAATTATATTGTAAATGATAAAAGAAAAATCATTTCAAAGAAGAAAATAATTGATAGAAAGTTGAGGAAAAATTTATGGAAAATATTTATTCAGTAATAATCACAAAAGTACCAGGAGGAGCTAACCCAGTTATCAGTCACGGAACTGAAACAGTTGCAGAATTATTTGCAGCAGCATTCGGTGGAGAAAGTATCAACGGATACCAAATCCAAGTTGGTGGAGTAACTAGAGACGCTAACTACGTACCAAGACAAGGTGAAAACATCACTTGTGCAAAAATGATTAAAGGTAACTAATAGTCAAAGAGAGGGAGGATTTCCTCCCTCCACATATTAAAACTTTTGGAGCGACAATATTCAATAAAGATTAAGCAATTATACTGACTTCAAAAGTATAAAATTAAGTTTTAAGAAAAAAGGAGGCTATTAGTTTGATGGGGTACTAAGTTTACCCCCATCGCTCCATTCTTTTGTTTTAATTTTATGGAAGATGTCAGCAATGGCATCTTTCTTTTTGCGTTAGAGCATTTTGGTTAAAAAACAAAATAAACTAGCGTATTGTAATAAATATCTATTTTTAATATATTTATATTTAAAAAATATTTTTAACGAAAAGAACTAGTTAAAAATAACCAAATTTAGCCGATTTAAGATTTTTAAAAAATTAAAAAAATAATTTAACAAAACTATTTACAAAACTACTTGATTGTGATATAATCATATCATATTCATTTAAGGAGGAAAATATTATGGACGAAAACATTAATGTTGGAGCTGAGGCTCTAGAAGCTGCTCAAAGTGCATGGGACTCTGATGCAGTAAGAAACTTTGTTTCAGACGTAAATGAAGCCCTATCTAAATATCCTGAATTGGTAAACATGAACTTTGCTTTATTTTATCAACAAGGAAGATTAGGATTCATGGATTTAGATGCATTCGCAAAATCGGTTACAGCTAAAACTGAAATTGATGGCGAAGAAAAAACTTTAGAAGAAATAGTTGACAAGAACGAAGAATAGTATTATAATGTAATTAGTTTTAAGGAGGAAAAATTATGGCTGAAAAAAACACATTAAAAGAAATGGTAAATGAAGCAACTATTCAAGGTACACTTTTGAATAACACGGTTGCAATTAAAACTGATAAAAGTAATCGTAGATACTTATCAGGTGAACTAGAAGTTATGACTGAAAATGACTGCACAGTTCCAGTATCTTTATTTACTTATGAGTTTAAAACTAATGGAGAAAAGAACCCAATGTTTGAAAGATTATCTGCTTATGTAGATTATCCATCAGCAAGAACAGTAGGCGTTCAAAAAGCTCCTAAAATTGTTTTAAGTAAGGCAAGAATTGAAAATAACAACTTCTATTCTGAAAGAGACAATAGAGTAGTTAATACTTGGAGAGTTAATGGTTCTTTTGTTAGAACAGTAGCATCAGATGCTGCCCCTATCAATCAATTCCAAATCCAAGGTATTGTATCTTCAATTAAAGAAGTTGTAGACAAAGATGGCGAATCAACAGGAGATTATGATATTAAATTATTAAATGTTGGATTCGGTGGAAGAGTAAATGAAATCACATTAAGAATTGATGACAAAAAAGCTGCTGACTATATTAACGCAAATTATGAAGTTGGTAATTTAGTAACCTTATATGGTGAAATATTCTACGAACAAAAAGAAAGAGTTGTTCAAGAAGACACTGGATTCGGTGAACCAATTAAAACAACTTATACAAATACAACAAGATTATTAAGAGTTACAGCAGGTAAAGAGGCTAAAGACGGAGAAGAAGCTGGATATAAATTAAAAGATTTACAAACAGCAGTTGCTCAACAAAATAACAATATAACTGAACGCTACAATGCTAGAGCACAAGCAACAGCAAGTGTAAGTAAAGCAAGTGGCGCAGACTTATTATTTTAATAGGAGGTAACTTAAATGGCATTAGATTTATTAAAAGTAGAACCACATAAAGTAAAAGCCGGAGTTCAAGGTAAAATGTTTATGTTCTATGGTGGAGCTAAAGTTGGTAAAACAACTGTAGCCTGCCAATTCAGTAAACCATTATTATTAGCATTTGAATCTGGTTACAATTTAATCGACGGAATTCATGCAGTACCTATTTCTTCTTGGTTAGATTTAAAAAATTATGTTAAACAATTAAAGAAACCAGAAGTTAGAGAAATGTATGATACAATTATTTTAGACACAGTTGACATCATGTGGGGGTTAACTGAAAAATTCGTTAAAGTTCAAGCAGATGTTGAAGACTTAACTGATATGGCCTTTGGTAAAGGTTATAGAAAAGTTAGAGATGAATTCCAAGATGTAATCAATGGATTAGGTCAAATGGGATACACTTTAATCTTTATTTCTCACGCAGAGAAAAAAGACTATACTGATGTATTAGGTGTAACTCATAGTGGAATTACTCCAACATTAGATAAAAGACCAAAAGAAATCATTACAGGTTTAGTAGACGTAATGGCATTCATCAATGAAGAAAGCGATGGAAATAGTGGTAATAAATCAGTAGCATATTTCCGTGGTGGAGTTTATGGTGAAAATACAAAAGTTGAAATTGAAGCAGGTAGCCGTTATGGAGAAGGTTTACCAGTTAAAATAGATTGGTCTTATGATAATCTAATTAAAGCAGTACAAGGTGCTGATGAAGCAATGGTAGCTTCAGGAGTAGAAATATCTACCAAGAACAAAACTATTTTAGAAGAAAAACAAGAAGCAGATTCTAAGAAAACTAAAAGAACTTTCTCAGAAGTATACTCTGATGTAACAGCTACACTAGAAATTATTAAAACTAAAATTGTTGCAGGAGATAATGAATTACAAGGAAAAGTTACTGGAATTGTAGAAAGTTATCTAGGAGCTGGAAAGAAAATCACTGAAGCAACTCCAGCACAACAAGATTTAGTTGAAGCTGCTCTTAAAGAATTAAAGGAATTAGCATAATATGGCTCATAAGGTTAAATGTAAATTCTGTGGTAAAACATTTGACCGAGATATTGAGGAGTGCGTAAAAATCAATACTAGATATGCGCACTCCGAATGCTATACAAAAGGTCAACAAGCCGCAGCATTAGAAGAAGAAAAGTATAGAAGAATAACTGACCTTATTGTCACTCTTGATAAAGGAGAAATAGATTGGGCTCGCGTAGGGTCTCAAATAAAAAGATTTCTTAATCAGGGTTTGACATATGATGGCATATACTATACGCTTTATTACTTTCATATTATTAAAAAGAATAAGTTTAAAAGTGTAGGAATAGTTCCTTATGTTTATGATGAAGCAAAAAGATATTATGAACGAGAAGGTAATATATATGGTCAAGCTATGGAAGTAAAGACCAAAGAATTAAAGACGGAAAACAAAAAAGATGTAGTTGTAATTGAACCACTAAAAAAAGATAAAAAGTTAATAACATTTGATTACAACTAGAAAGGAGGATAGTGGTCATGTATAATACACACGCAATAGAAAAAGTATTGGCTGGCCTTTGCCAAGATAATGATTTAATAGTTTCTGGTAATTATCCTTTAAGATTAGAAGATTTTAGTGAAAACAAATATAAAGCAATTTATATGGCTTTATATAATTTATATACTTTGGGTAATAGTCATATTGACATCCACGATATTGAAGGGTACTTTAAAGAGCAAAAAGAAATGTACCAAAAATTTGTAGCAGACGGGGGAATGGATGTCCTATATCAAATATATTATGACGATACCCCATTAAACTTTGAATATAACTATGGTTTAATTAAAAAGCATAGCTTATTAAATGATTTACAAAAAGCAGGAATAGATACAACTGACTTATATGATAAATCATTACCTCCCGAAAAGTTTGAAAAACAAATGGCGTTATTTAATGCTATGGATATAGAAGATATTTTCAAGTTTTATGAAGGTAAGATAAGTAATGTACAAAACAAATATGAAACTTTATTAGAAAAGACTTGTATCTCAGTTGGTGACGGTCTTGAGGAGCTGTATAGACAATTAGCTACAGCACCTGAAGTTGGGTTACCATTAGAAGGGGATATATATAATACGGTTGCCAGAGGAGCAAGACTTAAAAAATTGTATATAGACTCAGCCTCTACAGGAGGTGGTAAGTCTAGACGTATGGTGGGCAACGCATGTAAATTAGCATTCCCTATGAGATATGACACAAAGAAAAAAGAATGGGTCAATACAGGTATTGAAAATAAAGTATTATATATCACAACCGAACTAGAACACGCAGAAGTTCAAACTATGGTAATAGCATATGTATCAGGCGTAGATGAAGATAAGATATTAAATCATAGATATAAAGATGATGAGCAAGAAAGAGTTGAATTAGCAATTCAATATATTGAGAATTATAATAACTTAATAATCGAGTTCTTGCCAAACCCTAGTTTTGCATCAATTCAAACCATTATAAGAAAACATTGTTTGCAAGATGATGTTAAATTTGTGTTCTATGATTATATACATATTTCAACAGGTTTAACTCAAGGTAGAGATAAACAAACAAGAGATGATATTATCTTAATGTTATTATCAGATACTTTGAAAAATCTAGCAAATGAACTAGATATACATATATCTTCAGCAACTCAGTTAAATAGTAATGTAGAAGATAGCGAGTCAAGAAATGAAAACTTAATTCGTGGAGCTCGTTCAATCATAGATAAGGCGGA